CACCTATACTTCAGTAGTAGCGGGAGTAAGAATATGCAAAGGTTTTGCAGGGGCTGTAGTTCCAATACCAACTTTTCCAGTTGTGTAATAAATATCAGAACCAGTAGTTGTCCATTGGCTTGATGCAACTGATGCCCATGAACCATCACCACGCCAGAATGTTGACGCACTAGCGGATGTTCCTGAGTTTAGATTAGTTACTGGTAGATTTCCTGTTACACCAGTAGATAAAGGCAAACCAGTTGCATTGGTCAGTGTTACTGATGTTGGCGTGCCAAGAATCGGAGTAACTAAAGTTGGACTTGTTGACAACACATTGTTGCCTGATCCAGTTGATGTGCCAACACCAGTGCCACCCTTTGCGACTTTAAGTAATGGGCCGGCATCAAACAATGCGTCAATGGTGTCTAAGTCAGCATTGACTTTTGTTCCCCAGGTATCAGTGGATGCACCGACTTCTGGTTTGGTCAGTAATAAGTTGGTCGTTGTGGAATCTGCCATTTCATGCTCCTTTTAGACTGGTGTCCAAGTCTCTGAATTATCCCCGATTGTGGTCCAAGTTTCTGCTGTGTCGCTGATGGCCGTATAAGTTTCTGCTGTGTCTGGAATTGCACCCCAGCCAAAACCAAAGATTGTGCCAACCGACCCAGTGGCCGCATTGCCAGTGATGGCAAATGAAGTGCTTTTGACAACACTTCCCACAGCTGCCGTAGCGCTATTGCCGGTGATAGCTTGGAACGTGATGACCTCAGATGGCATCGTTTGCACTGCACCCGTGGCCATGTTTCCTGTGACTGCCTTGCTGGCTGCAACACCCAAAGAGCCAATAGCGCCTGTGGCCGCGTTGCCAGTAATTGCAAATTCATACGCACGCGTAACAGTGCCAACCGCTGCCGTGGCCGCGTTGCCGGTGACTGCCTTGCTTGATTGCGCTAAAACCGATCCGACCGCGCCTGTGGCCGCATTGCCCGTGATGGCAATGCTTATTGAGAAAGTGACTGTTCCAACATTGCCGGTGGCAATGACACCATCTTCTTGCTCAGATATATTGACCAGGGGTGTTCCGACAGCGCCAATGGCCGTGTTGCCACTGATGACGACATTGCCTATGCCATAAGCGCCAAGGCCATAATAGCCCGATCCATAAGCAGCCATGCCGCTGCCCCTTGGTTAAGCGACCCGAATCAGGCCGGTGCTTGCATCATTGGTCGGCATGGTCAAGGTGAACGTGCCAGCAGTGACTGTCTGTGATCCAAACGTGTGGACACTGACCGCCTTGTTGCTTTGTGTGCTGTTATAAATCAGGACCGCATCAAAGGCCGTGGATAGCGTGACAGTTGTGAATGAAATGTTCGCACTGGGGGTCACAAAGGCCGTTGTGCCACTGGTGCTTGGCGCAGTGCCAAACGTCACAGTCACACCGCCTGCTGTGTAGCCAGTGCCTGACACTTCATTGGTTGCACTGTAGGCCGTGGTTGTCGCGTTGACTGTGGCGCTGGCCAAGTACAAGGCAGCCTTAAAAGTGTCGGCAGCAGTAGACCCACGGGTCACACCAGTGCCAAAGTTGTGGTGGCCGACCAGCAGCTCACCCTTAAAACTTGTACACATCGCTTGAGTGTTAGCCATATCAATCCTTAAATTGCTTGGGTTTCGCCTTCAGCGAAAACACCTCGTTTTAAAACCATGTTCACCGACCTATGCACCATCTCGCCATCAAGCCAATATTCTACCCAGTTGGTGGATTCATTGTTGTTATCCACAGACCCTTCACGCTTCTCAAGCAAAGAGTCATCCATATCGCCTTTTGTCGTTGTCACAATCATGTTTTTATCCAAAAGTCTTTGCACGGGTTAATAATGCGCCACCAGAAGAGGCACTTCGATCATCGGCAGTTTGTGAATCATTCAAGGCTCGCTCATAGAGCGTTGCCCATGTCTGGATTCTCGCATCATCTTGCAAGTATGGCGCAGCCTGCAAGAGTGATCCATAAAGATAAATGTCGGGGTTTGATGTCAAAAGCCAATTGGTCGTGTTGCTAGTTGATAACTTTGACAATTTAGCGTAATAGGTCAGCTCAATCGTGTAGTTTGCATCTGGTGTTGGGACAATCCTAAACTGGCCACCAACAATGCCAAAGAATTTTGGTCTGCCACTGCCAGTGAATTTGGTCATCTCATTGTCCAAGGCATCAATGCTCAAAAACGTCAATGGTGTCTGTGGGTTTGTGCTTGTGAGCTTGAGGGATTTGGTCTCAAGAAAGTCAGCAGGCACAGCACCATATTGCGCATCAAAATACGCATTGGCTCTGACAATCATCTGCCTGGTGCGCAGTGTTCTTTCAATTTGTGCCTCGGCCAGAGAGATAAAGTCAGGAATGACAGTTGTTAAATCAGACCGATTCAGCCAGTCGCCAATGGATGTCTTTAATTCCGCGTATGTAGTCAGTGCCATTATTGGGCCTCTTTTTCCATCTCTTCTTTCACAATCCAAGTGTGTTCATGGCGAAATTCAAACGTGCCAATGTGGCCAATTTCCTTTGAAACGTCATGGTCGATGTAGACCTTGTAGCCAAGCTCTTGAGCTTTCTTACAAAAGAACACATCCTCACCCATGTAGCCCCGTGTGGTCTGCCATGGCATATCAAACCATGGCTCACTCATGCCCTCAAACACCTCGCGCTTGATCAGCATTATGCCCGTTCCAATGCTTCCCACCTCTTCCAATCCAGTGGATTCTGGCATGGTGTAGACCGCCTGGCGCTTGCCATTCTCATCATAGTTCTGGGCCGTTGGGCCGGTGGGCATTCTGCGTCTGGCACAGTTGGCAGCCACAATGGCCGTGTCGTGCTTCAGCAGCCGCTGGACCATGTCTTGTGGAAACGTCATGTCCGAGTCAATGAAGAGTATGTGTGTGCAGCCTTCTTTCATGGCATCCAAGCAAAGGTCAGCTCTTTGGTTTTGGATAATCGTGCCTTGCATCAATTTCAGACTAATAGCGTCTTCAGTGTTGAGTGTGTGATAGGCCACCATATTCACCATGCAATAGGTGTAATTGGTGTGGACCTGATCACGGGCCGGTGTGCAGACTGCAATGTAATTCATACTTTCCCAGGGCGAGTTCTAAAAAATTGGTTATCACTGTCGTTGAGCCATTTTTTCATGTACTCCTGATCATCGATCTTGCCCTCGGCCTTCATCTTGTAATAAAGGGATTCTGGGATAGATGCCACCAAGTGCCACTCACCGGTCCAGTTGGCTTTCTCATCCACAGCGTTATAGATCGCCTTGTTGGCCTCAATCACCGCTGTGACATCTTGTTGGGTCTCAATGGTCACATCGCCAGTTTCTGGGTTTTCATGCCAGATGCGCTTGATGCCTTGATCTTTGTTTTCGCTAAATAGTCTTTTGTGAATCATTTTAAAAAAAGGGCCAAGTTTCCCTGGCCCTTTCAGTTTACCTTCGATTAAGAAGTGATCAAGTCAGCGGCCAAACCATGGGCCAACTCAGAAGTGACCTTATGGCCCCATTCCACGATCAGCATACGCTTTTCAGCATCGCCAGTCTTGGCCAATTCAACTTGCTGATAAGGGCGCAGCATAGTCATCTTGGCGTAGTCAGGATCGATCACCCATGCATCACGCTCACGTTGGAATCTATTCGCGATCACCTGCACATTTCCGAAGTCACTCACATAAACATCAACTGCGCCAACCAGTGTGGCAGGCTTTGCACCGCCATCAATGTTGAAGCGGCTGGAGGCAATACCAGAGAAACCTGACACGCGCTGCTTGTTAACAGGACCGCACATCAAAATCTTAGGTGTACCGCCTTGTGACCACACTTTTTGAATCACATTCTTGAGAATGGTTTCAGTAAATGTGCGCACGTTGCCATCAGTACGGGCGCTGTTTGGCAGCGTTGTATAAGATGGATCAGTACCATTGGTCTGCTTGTCTGTGTTCGTCTTGATAAACGCACCCAAAGAAGCAGTCACACGGGCAGTTGTCGAGTCACCAGCGACAGCAATGCCGCCATTGAGCATGACAAATTCTTGGTCGCGACGTAATTCAGCGCCCCTTTTCGCGATTTGGTATGCTAATTCTGAGCGACGCCCTGCCTTGTTAACCACTTCTTCAGTGGCTGACAAGATGATTGTCTTGCGTGAAATCTGCGCATAGTTTTGCATACGCACAGTTGCAGTCACCGCATCAAAAGATGCGACATCATCACCCTCTAACTGGGCATTGGCAGCAGCTGCGGCCAATGTATCAGTCTGATACTCAAACAAAGCATTG